AACATGATACGTGTGGCGGACAGGGTTGTGAAGAATGTAACTGGAAGAAAAAGGTAGAACAACTGGCGTATTTACCACTTTTCGTATACAAACATGGACCTCTGAGTACAATCTTGAACATCACACCAGATCCAGATGTGGAACTCCTTAAGATGGCGGCGGTCAGAACGAACGAGCCCCAGAATACATTCGTGGAGTCCCCGTCGACTGTCGTCAAGGAAGGATCGTTCACTGTGGCGCAGATGAAAGATGAAGTCGAGAGTGATGAAATCAAGAGTCTCGTCGAGAACTTCATTCAGAAGAACATGGAAGGACAGAAGTATGCTCTCGTCACGAAGATGTATAAAAATAAAAATACGTATTTCGTTTCTACGACATCTAGGTACTGTGAAAATCTAAAAAGAGAACACGGTTCGAATCACGTGTGGTTTTACATCAGTGGAAGGATCATAGCGCAAAAGTGTTTTTGTAGATGCGAGACACTCCAGGGGAGAAGAGATGGATTTTGTAAAGACTTTTATGGTAGAAAACATGAACTTCCTCCATCAATCACGGAGAAGCTTTACTCAAACAAAGAAGAGATAAAACATTGCCCGGAAATCAAAAAAATAGTCGAAAAACCTCAGACGAATCAACACGACGCGAAGGAACTGTTAGAAAAGTTCATCAACAGATGGATGAAGGGTCAGACGAATACTAAAGTCATTCACGTCAAGAAAGATGGCGCAAACTTCATGGTTCTCACGACATCTGAATTTTGTGAAACGATAAACGGAGTACACCCAGGATCCACGATGTCGTACGTCATAAAAAAGAAACAAATCACCCAAAAGTGTCCCATATGTAAGAAAAATACATCGAGAACACACGAGTTAACCCCAAATGTGTTAAAAGTACTTAAACAATAATAAACTTTATATACAAATGGTAGTTGTTACTGTTACACGCTCGGGAAGAACGATAAAGAAGCCTGACCTTTATCAGCCAGCTGAAGAGGTACTCGAAGATGATTACGCAGATGATGAACACGACTCCGATTTTGGATCCGATATTGACACAGAGGATGAGTACAATTCAGAAGATGACGATGACTACGAGGAGGATGACGACGCCGACGAAAACGGTAACCTCAAGGATTTTATCGTAGATGATGAGAGTGAAAGTGAGGAAGAAGACGCTTAAAAAAACCCAGAGCTATATTAAAAAATGGAAACTGATATAGGAAATCCCATTGACTACGATCCTAATATCGCTCCTTTAAAGGAAGGGAACGATGAAGATAATAAACATGAAGAACAATATTATTTTCACCCCTCTGAAATGACGTACCAACCTCCTCTTCCGCCACCACCCATGCCTAAGGCTGAGAACTTTGATTTATTTAAAAATGTAGACAAGTCGACTTGGATCATCGCGTTTGCAGTCTTTTTACTTGGCTTTTTCATGGGAAAAACCATGCAACCAGTGATACTCCGGTATACTTGAGTACGGAACAAACGTTCCGATGTCCCCTAAAACGGGTTTGATATTTCCCTCAGCATCACGCTTGATGAGTTGTGTAGGAAATCTCGGATTGATAAACGCATCGTCCGTGTCCTCTATGAACCCATCAATCGTAGAATCTGGTTTTTCTTTTTTCTTTTTGTTTTTCTTTTTGTTTTGTAAACCCCAGTTCGGTTCAAAAAACAAAATTATGAAAGCGCTAACCAAAATAGTAGTGACTATGATGGTAAACATTATTTAGTATATATGAATATTATTTACGCTGAAGAAACCTCGGGCTCACCATCATCCTTAGCCACCTCAATCTTTGCCTCCGTAGACGCCGCAGCCTCGCGCTTCCTTTGGCGTTCCTTCATTTCCTCCGCAACTATGGCATCCGCCTCCTTAACCAGATCCTCCATGTTGGCATCGGGCTTCTCCTTCTTAAGTCGCTCGAGCACCTCTGCGGGGTGAGAAATGGGCGGCTCATCAGGCTTCGTGTAAAACTTTGAATTTTCGTCACCGGGCGTGGTGTACGAAACCCTGTCCTTCATCATAGCCTCCTTGCGCTCGTTAAACATACGAGCTGCCTGGGCTTGGTTCTCCTTGTATCCACTCATGATCTCCTCGAGTTTCTCGTTAGAATAATGAACGTCATCAATCTTCGTAGGATCGGGGGGAATGAGAAGCCATTTGTACATGTCGACGACATAGATATCGAACGTGGGATCCTCCTTCTGCAGACGCTTCGCGTGTCGAGCAGCTTCGTCGCGGGTCGCGAAAGCACCTCGAATCTTGATACCGAATTTATCGTTCTTTTGTGGCGCCTCGGGTCCGATGATGGAAAGGCACGCAAAAATCTGTCCGGGGACGGTGGTGTAATCGGTTTCGAGAGACATTATACGTACCTGACGCTTCTAAACTTTAAGCCAACGAAAACCTAAGTTAAAGTTACGAATTGAATATCTTTCATGGAAGAGATTCGCAAAAACCACAACGATGCGAAGAGGGAGCTCATTCAGAGTGTGACGACGAACGGGCAACACATCCTCGATGTCGGGTGCGGTTTCGGCGGTGACCTTCAAAAATGGCACAAGTGTGGTGCCAACATTAACATGTGCGACCCAGAGCCTGAAGCTCTCGCAGAGGCGAAATCGAGGGCTAAAAACATGCGAATGCGGGTAAACTTTTATGAAGGTGACATACATAATTGCCCTAAACGAAAATTTGACGTCGTGTGTTTTAACTTTTCGTTACACTACATTTTTGCCACGAGAGATTTATTTTTTAGCTCCATACACGAAATAAAAAAGAGAATGAAACTCGGAGGTCGACTCATAGGTATCATACCAGATTCTGAAAAGATCATTTTCAAAACACCTTTACAAGATGACATGGGTAACTTTTTCAAGCTCAAAGAACATGGAAATGGAGGGTTTGGTGAAAAATTGTTCGTACACCTGACGGATACACCTTACTACGCAGAAGGTCCTAAATCTGAACCGGTGGCATATAAAGATCTATTGGTGACGCACCTGGAAGAGCTTGGTTTTAGATTACAATTGTGGGAGGGTCTCACTGGAAATCCAATCTCAGAATTGTATAGTAAATTTATCTTTGTGTATAATAAATGATAGTATTCCTGTTGTTACTCATCATTAACTTTTTCATATTTCATACGACGAAAGAACCGTATGAACTCGTAGAGGTAAAGGGGAAGTATCAGCGTCTCAGGGAACATCTTTCCGATACAAACAACGAAAAATTCAAGGTACTCTCCAGACCCATCCCCATCACGGGTGTTAAAAGGATGCGAAATTCAGTAGGATACAACGTCAATAAAGGTTCGGAGATTGCCGTCTGCCTCGATGGTACCGCGAACGAAATATTCCACGTACTCATCCATGAACTCGCGCACTCGACCGTGAGTGATTATTCGCATTCTGAAGAGTTTTGGCAAAATTACAACGAACTCAGAGACATCTGCATTCACCTAGGAATATACACCTTGATTCCAGATAAGACGGAGTTTTGTGGTCAACACATCCAGGATAAATAATCTCGTGGTATTGTAAATGAAAACACCCGTCAACGTACTCGTATGGGCGATCATCTACTGGGCTCTCATATTCATCGTCACGCGTGTACCCGCGTACACAAAAAACTATTACGCAAACCTCATCTTCCTGACGATCGTCATTCCTAATCTGATTCGGTTCATGATGAGTTCCCAGCGTGCGCCACAGTTACACGTCGACCGTAACTTCTTCTTTACGTCGAGTGTCATGGCGGCAGTACTCACGTACATCATAAGTAAATACTGGAGAGACACAGCCGATGCGCTCAGGGATCCGCAAGCGGAAGCGAAGAAGAGACTTCAGTTAAGTACCTTATTGATTTTAACTTTCGCCGCTGGTGCGTTAATAACGTACTACACTGGGATAGACAATTCTATTTACAGTAATATGGGTTGGCAAACGGGAGCGGTTACGGCTTAACGACGTAATCCTTTACGAGATAAAACACGATCGCGGCGACCACACCGGTCGAAGCTAAACCGACAACACTTCTACCCCCTTGTTCGTTAAGGAATTTGGGGATAGAAGTCGCGAGCTTATCTTGGATAGGCTTACTCACAGCAATAGCGGCGCATACACCAGCGAGGAGAGCAGTGACTTGCTCATCAGTGAGGTTAAGAGGATACTTCTTCGCAGGAGGCTCCTTGGTTTGAGTTGGGGCGGCGTACATACCCTGAGGCTGAGCGGCGGCCATCTGCATGCTCTGCATCTTAGGTTCTTCGGTCATCATGGGAGGTTCCATCATCATGATATCGTTTATGGGAGTAGAATCCATCGTAGTCTCTTTACTTTGACTCACATTTTTTTCAGGTTTAAAAGACGTGGTAGGATTATCTCTCAGAGAGACCATACCTTCACCGTCGTCTGAAAGATTCAAAGTGTCCGGGGTCATTTAGTATAGTCGCATGTTTTTGAATAATTAATGCGACGCGATCATTTTTTCTTTATGACGTTTATAGCCGTTTTCCTGGGAGCTTTCTTCGCGTCCTGATTTTTCTGTTCCGCGTGTTTGGGGTTATACATCTTCTTGTGCATCGTCCACAACTGAGGACTCCCAACTCTAAAGTTTTTACGAAGAGATGCTTTGTACCAAAACACACAATCCTGAATCTTGTTAGACTTGACCGTATTGTCTAACACGAGGCACTCGTAGTTCTCCGTACACGCATCCATCACCTTACAGAACATGTCAAAGGTTGGAAAAATACCAAAAAATGCCTTGTATAACTTCTCCCTGTTCTGTATGATATTTTCCCTGAGTATAAACACGTAATCCACGTTAGCACGTAGTGCTGGGGGTAGATCCATCACGTACTGCATGGTCAACATGAAGAAGATTTTCCAATGTCTTCCATTCATAAAGCACTGACGTATACATGTATCTTTAAGGAACTTGGAGTCATACATACAGTCGTCTAGAAGCATAAAGGCTCCGCAATTTGAATTACCCGCTCCAACGAGCCGCCTCTGTCTTTCCATGACACGCTCTATCGCTTCTCTGTCGTAGTCACCGTAAATGAATAAATCGGGAATGAAATTTGAATAAAAGTGATTACCTTCTTCTGTACCACTGAGGACTATACCCGCTGGTAAATGCTTTTTATGAAACATGATATCCTTTACCAGAGTACTCTTACCAGTATTACGTTTCCCGATGAACACACAAACCCGGTCATCACTGATCGTCTCGGGTTTGAACTTCTTCAATTGAAGATTCATTCTAGTATAGCGTTTCGTTTTATTTACCAAAATTTTACTCATATACAGTAGGAATGGCTGGTCGATTAAGACTCGCTACCACAGGAGTCCAAGATCAATGGCTAACAGGTGCCCCACAATTTTCACATTTCCTGATGAATTTTAAAAAACATACGAAGTTTGCCATAGACTACGTAGAGAGTCAATTCGATGGAAAAATAGACTTTGGACAGATTCTCGAATGTCGCATTCCTAACGATAAGGGTGATCTCATTCGAAACATGACTCTTAAAGTCTCACTCACAGATCCTATTCCAGACAGTGTAGGTGTAAACGACACCGTTTGGTCGCCCTCGATCATCACACATCTCATAGAATACGCGGAACTCTTAATAGGTGGTCAAACAATTCAGCGAATCACAGGGGAATACATTTACATGCATCAGCAGTTACATAACACGAACGACGACATAGAACAGACGTTGTATTTCCTGAACGGACACGGTAATATTTTGAGTTACCAAGGTGAATACACGTATTTCCTGGATCTTCCGTTTTATTTTTATAGAAATCCAACCCTGGCTATTCCAACCTGTGCTCTCACGAAACAACTCGTAGAGGTTCGCATCAAGACGAGACCCCTCGCTGAACTCATTTATGGAGGTAAAGGTTTGTATGGACCTACGTACGAGAACGATATAGGTGGAAGTATCACCAAGTTTTCACTCGACACTGAATTCGTATACGTTGAAGTGGAAGAAAGTAGCTTTTTACAGTCTAATCCACTGGATTATGTCATCACACAAGTTCAGATGTCACAATTTAAAATGAAACCCGACGAGACGGAAAAAGCTGTCATGTTAAAGTTCTCGCATCCGGTGAAAGAACTCTTTTTCGTATCGCAATCAGACGAATCAGTACAGAACAATTACCCGAATGAATACAACACGATAACTAATGTAGAACTCAGGTTCAACAATGAGGTTGTCTTTAACAGAAATGAAAAGTTCTTGGTATACGAACAAAGTATGAAACATCACGTAAATGTTCCGTTAGCGAGTCAATACAACATAGGAACGCCATTCGGTAACTCCGCGTACACCTTCGGACCAGCTAAATTTGGTATGTATTCGTTTTCGTTAAAGCCCGAAGTACATTACCCAACCGGGCAAGTTAACATGAGTCGCATAGCACATAAACTCTTGAAAATCAAGATTAATCCCTTGAATAGTTCATTATCTAATAACACACGAGTATACGCAGTAAATTATAACGTTTTACGAGTACAGAGTGGTTTAGCGGGATTAAAATTTTAGCTAGATATAATAGGAATGGCTGGTCAAATTCAGTTAACGTCGACCGGACCCCAAGAAAAGTATTTCACTTTAAACCCAGACTACACGCACTTTCTAGAAAAATTTAAGAAACATTCAAATTTTTCGAGGCAGTACGTCGACGTAGACCCAGAAGATGAACCAAACTTTGGGAGAAAAGTGCGGTTCAAGATTCCAAATAACGAGGGAGACCTCCTACAGACGATCTCTCTCAGATGTATTCTTCCACAGTTAGAAGATAACATCATATACATAGAATCAGCCGGTCACGCTCTCATAGAGTACGTTGATCTAATCATAGGTGGTAGAGTGATTGAGCGACTCACGAGTGATGCCTTACAAATTTATTCAGAACAATGTGTTACTCAGACGAAGCAAAAAGCACTCGAGCAACTCGTCGGTAAATACCCACTTCGAACGACGTTTAAACGGGTTTCGGAAGTGGATGGTAACTCTAAGGGTATCATAACACATAACACACTCGGTTTGAGTTCGGATGAAGAATTTTTCATTGATCTTCCGTTTTACTTTTACAAACACCCAGAACTCGCTTTACCTATCTGTGCCATGAAAAAACAGGAAGTAGAGATTGAATTTAAGCTGCGAAATGTGGAGGATATGGTAATAGACGGTGCTTTTGGAAACTACAGGACGACG